ATACTATAGAGGAGATATTTATAAGATTTTCAAGTCTTACAAGTGGTATTTGAAAAAGGAATATTTTGACCAGTATCTTAACGTGATGAAAGAGTTAGAAAATTTTACGGGTTTGTTAAATAGGGTTAAACTTATTTCTAATGTCGTAAGGTACAAAATCTTGCCTGAAGGGGAAATAAACTATTTAATTGGAGATGCAATCAAGTATGCAAAAAGTTTGGGGATGAAGTATTCACTAGAAACAACATCACAAACAGAGAAGGCTTTGACGGCCAAGATATCAGAAATTGTGCGAAATAATCGCGTATACTTCCGCGAACGTATTGAGGATAGATATAAGAAGGAGGTAGCATCATACGAATTAAGGTCTGCAGAGGCTACCATACCGGTTTCGCAGAAACTTATTGCACAAAGGGTTAAAAACGGAATAGCATGTCCATTTTTCCAAGTTGATTTGTCGGATTTCCATTATCTTCTCAAACTTGCCTACAGAACCCTAATCGATCCGGAAAAGATGCTTAATTGCGTTTCTATGGCTTCAAAAACTTTTGATATTGATGTTTCCTTATTGGTACAAACAGTTTTTGGTAAGAATGATTTGTATCTTAAGGAAGTTGGTGAAGAAATTTGGTTGGAAGAGAAAGGAAAAGTTTTAGAAAAAGTCCCTAGAAAAAAGATTAGGAATCTACAGCTAAAAATATTAAGAGCAAATTGAAAAGAAAAATAGGACAATTTGGCTATTAAAAATGAGTAAGCACGTTTGCGTAAAGAAGGCGAATTTGAACAAGATAGGATACGAAAATTTGCGTGAATGGTTGGCTGGAGACTGTAATATATATGTTGGACGTGGTGGTAGGATTTTTATCAAGGAGAATGGCGAGATGAAGGTATTTCACTACAAGAGTTCAAAGTGGGGTAATCCTTTTAAAGTGGATAAAGATATGCCGGTAGAAAAGGCTCTGAGACTTTACAAAGTTCATTTAGAAAAGTCTGGATTGGTTGAGCAGATTTCTGAGTTACGTGGGTATAATTTGGGGTGTTTTTGTGAGGAAAATGCGCCTTGTCATGCGAAAATTTTGGCTGAAATGGCTAATAGGTTTTGAATAGTTCAGAATAATAGAAGCTGTATGCACCTTGGCAAAAATAAAAATGAAAGTTAAAAACCTTATTAAAAAAATGGCAGAATAGCACAAATGACTTCAAAATCTACCAAACTAGTATTGAAAACCAATAAGAAACTTGGCAAGATCTACCATCCGGATACGGGTCTCGTGTTCAAGTCTGCGACTGAAAAGGTTGTTATCGGTCGTATTGTTGACGACGAATTCATTTCCCTTGATGACGAGGCGGTGGAACTATGCGAACAAAATCATTTCAAGATTGACGAATCTCTTCTAGAGAGCGAGGAAGCCGAAGAGCAACCGTCTGAGAAAAAATCTAGCAAGAAAAAGAAGTCTGACGAAGAAGAGGAAAAGGCCGATGAGGAGGAAGAAGAGGAAGCTCCGAAAGCCAAGACCACTAAGGCTCCCAAAAAGTCTGAAGAACCAGCTAAGGAGCCTGTAAAGGAGCCAGCTAAAGAACCCGTTAAGGAATCCAAGCCGACCAAGGCTAAGCCAGTTGATTCTTCTGACGGGTTTTCTGCAATGCTGAGTCGTCATGCCAAAGAGATGCAGGAATACGTGGCAGGATTGCAATCTGAAGCACAGACCGATAAGGATCGTGTTGCCGAGTTGGAAAAACAGCTTGCCACCACGAAGAAGGAGTTGGAGGAGGTCCGCAAGAAACTGAAAGGAGTCTTGTCTGCTATGCAGGGAGAACTGTAGAAATTCTGATTTAATATATTATCTTTCTAATATTAAATCAAAGATGTCAAATAGTGAAAACGATGAAAATATTCGTGTTAATATCCGCACTGGTACTAGTACCAGAGTTCCTCGACCACGTCCTTCAAATATTAATGAAGTTAAAAGTAATGGATTGGCTAATTCTTTAATGGATGGATTTCCCCTTACAGAAATCACAATCGAATTTGAGGAAAGACCGAGAACTTCTTCAGCTTTGTGGGAATCGATGCAGCGGGTTGGATCTTATCAGGAATTGTTGTCCCTAATGCATTCGGCAAACAGGGGAAACAATCTGTTGCTCCCGCTTGGGAGACTCCCCCAATATGATATTGGGGACTTCTCAGATAATGCACTGAATGCTGTAATTGCAAGAAGTATGAGAGACTCTGAATTACAGCGCAATCCCTCTGTAGTGTTGGATATACGCTCACATCATTGCAAAACTACAGAAGTGGATGGAACTTGTTCTGTGTGTCAAAGTAAATTCAAACTAGGAGAAAAACTTTCTGAGGTTCGTTGTGGGCACAATTTTCACTACGACTGCTTACAAGAATGGGGTAAGTATAAGCCGGAGTGTCCTCTTTGCCGCGCGAGAATTCCAATTTTAGAGAGATAAGAGTTGTGATAAATGTCTCATACGTATAATTGCAGATATTGTAACGTGGCTTGTCCTGATAAAAATTCTCTTTACGACCATATTCGTAAGTCAGAATGTAGTGATAAACATTACAATAAGAAAAGACAGCAAACTCCCGCACCGTTAAATGAAGATACAATTACATTTGGAAAATATAAGGATCTTACTCTTGGCCAAATGCTTAGGGATAGGAAATACTGCTTATGGCTTTTAGAACAAGATTGGTTTCCTAAACAATATGAATATCTATACAATCGGGTAAAATCGCATAATCCCCGTAATTGTTTTGTGATAAGGCCTCATTACGAAATCTCTTTAGGATGTTCGGTAGAGGACTTTATCAATAATTACGAATATTTTCATCTTTGTCCTTTTGAGCAACTTAAAATAAATTTGACTCGCGAGGAAGAAATATGTTATAAATTTTACCTCCAAACAATAGAGTCTCTCAAAGAAAAAATAATCTCTAATGCAGAAAAAGGACAAAATCCATTCGATATTAAAGCACCTTCATCTTGGTTGAAAAAATTTGAAGAAAGTAGTTTGCTTTCTCGGGATATTTTTAAGGAATTTTTAGGCGCTTACGATTTGCCTAATGTCCCTTACATTGTTGAGGATATTAAGAAAGTTGGCGGGATTGATTACAAAGGCGCAAAGTCTTTTTTGATTGCCAAGGAGAAATCCCTTGCACAGGAAAAATTCTGGGAAAATGTTCTAAAGTCGCATTATGGAGAGGATATTGGTAGTCAGTATAAATTTCGTAATTGTTTTTTCGACTTTATTCGCATCAAAACCAATACTCTTTACGAGTGTAAATTAGGGATGAAAGATTTTAACGAAGACCAGCATAACAAGTATCTAGCTACTTTGGGATGTTTTTCAATGGTTTATTTAATTGGGCAAGACTGCATTGTAGATCTTAAAGACCAAACGATCTATACAACTAATCCAGATTGTTATGCAGGTTATTTCCTTTCTGTAAAAGAGCCGAATAAGTTTGATGAAATGGTGAGGAATTTTTTAATTATTGAGATAGCTAATATTGAAGAATACTTTACTAATAAATAATTGATTTTTGTTTCAGTTTGAGAAACAGAAAATTGTAGGTGGAATGAGTATTAAATAGCGTCGGTCGGATAGAACATAGTTATCGACTACAACACATACGGATACCTGTTTCAAAAATGTACTGAAAAAATATACCACTTATCAGCAATACAAAAGGCATTCCTGTAATCGTAAAAAGAAAGTTATACATTATTAACTCTCCATCGCATTTGTCATCATTTTTTTCCAATGAACATTCGTTATTATTTGACTTATAGATCAAATACTTTTTTCCAATTTCCGATATTTGACCACGGTTCGGTACTTCACATTCTACACCGTTAAATCTGTATCTAACATATCCTTCTTCAGATTGGGAAACTACCATAGCCATAACTTCATCATTTATTAGGTCATCACGACAATTCCTGTGCCGTTTATATAGTTCTACATTAATAAAGTAATAGACTAAACACAATACGCTAAATGAAAGCGTGAACGATATCGTCATAGATATATCACGGGCAAGACGATAGGATTCTTTATTTTTGGAAGGTATTCCTGAGGTTCCACCAGATTTTTTCTCGTCATCAAAAGTAAACTTCTTGTTCTTATGAATAACAATTTCTGGAATATCGATTTCTTTGGTCTCATCAATAGCTTGCATTATTGGATAATTCCTGAATTATCTAATATCTATTTTTCAATTTTAGAAGGAGTTTATTATGCATTTTTCATTTATACTTGGGAAACAGGCTGATATATTTCAGTACCAGTGTCTAAAAATATAATTTGAATATTTCTGGATAATAATAATAAATATCAGATGGATGCTAAATACCGGATAACTAAATATCGTATCGTAAAGAGATATAATGGATATGAAGCTCATATATCAATTGGTAAAGATCATCCTCTAGTATCGATGGATACTAATAAGATGCCCCATTTAATAAGACGCAGACATCTTAATTGCTTTGATTATATATATGATGTAATAGAATATACACGTGACTATAAAATAATCGTCACTACATTATCAACAAAATTTGGTATTTTTGTTACAGAAGAAATTATAAAAGAGTTTAATAAAATTATTGATAAAAAATTTGCGTAGTTTTGATTTACATCTCATCGTTAACATGCATCATCAGATAATTCTTGAATTATCTGATATCTATTTTTAGGAGGCGTTTATTCAGACAATTTTCATTTATACTTGAGAAATAGGCTGATATACTTCTGTACTAGTGTACCTAGAAGCTATATCGTCATAAATATATGTGAATATATTATCGGGAAGAACCTGAATTTGTTTAGTATAGGGTTCAGCAGTTATAATTTTGGTACTAGATACATTTTCATACCAATATATTGACGCAGTAATCGTATATACTAGCGTATTGTTATATTGATTATCTTTTCTAATATTATAGCTTCCCCTAATTGTAAGATGACAATTTGCCCTTGAAACACTCAGAGGAAAGTTAGGTATTTCTATATTATCATGAACTATTAATCCCATTTTATTATAAATGTATTTTTTTAAATTTATATGTACTTATACTCCTGTAAATTGATTTTATTTCCCGTGTGAGAAATAGAAAATAAGATGAACAACGATACTATTGCTACTACAATTTTTGCTATAGAGACGACTTCTGCAAAGGAAATAGGGCAAAAAAGGATTATCAAGGCATGTACTAATGAATGTGAGAGAATATTTTTTACAGAAGGCTATTCAGACTATCCTCCACGGGGAACAGAACTTACTACACATTTCTATATATCATGTATTAAAAAATGTGTTGAAAAGGATATTTAGTCTTTAACCTCAACTAATTCTTTTTCGTCAATTATCAAGCTCGGCATCCACATATGTCCACAAAAAATAACTTTCCCTGTTGTTAGCCATGATACCGCATAACTGCTAAGAGCAACCATTATGCTCCTGGGCTCAAGATTAATATATATTTCTTTGTATTCGATAAGATCGCCGTCTGTCTCAAAAGTATGAGAGGCACCTGCACATGAATTAAAAAGAGGATTATCAAGGCTAATACCCTCAAGGATAAAGTCATCGCCGTCTTTTTTCATATCTATCGGCTGTAACAACTCAGATTTCTGTCCGTTCGGACAGTATTTAGCGTAAGTTGCATTCTTGATTCTTAAATCGAATACTGCATCCCCTTTTGTAGAAAGGAAATCGCAATGATAATTTTTATCCGATTTTTGCGTCTTTTGCGTCTTTCCAACAAAACAGACATCACAATCTTTATATTTAACCAACCAAAGTAGTGCTAATTCAGTCGGCGAAAAAGTTTCTGGATCAGACCCGTTTTTTAGCTCACTTTTGTCGATAAGGGAGGGAATAATTTCTCTTCTTTCTTTACGCAGATAAGAATAGAATTTACGTATATCGTAGAAACTGCAATCTCCTCCTCCAAGTGGCTCTCTCCACTTGGAGAATTTTTCCGGAACATATTTGGGACTACTTTTCTTAAGTTCTTCTCGTTTTGTCTTTATTTTTTGGTTTTCAGATTTGTGTTTCTCTTCCTGTTCTAACTCCTTATCTAACTCCTCTTGTGTAAGCACTCCAGTATGAGATCCTGATTTGCCCAACGTTTTGCTTTCCTTGTAGATATAACCAAAACACTTTATGTTAGCATATTTTCGTGGTCCAATAAGAACGACACCCGGCACAATATCCGATTTAGGCCAACAGACTTGTGCTTTAACCCAATTACCCTTATTGTTAAAGTCTAATTCGCAATCTTTTTGACAGATTTGGTTTCTCCAGCTTTCTTCGTAGTCAAGATCGATAGTTTCACTTTGAGGATCAGTAGAAAGACGATATGAATCTGTACAAGTCACGAACACCTTGTCATCAGTTGAATCCAAAAATCGATAAGTTGCTAAATCATAGGGTAAATGGGTTAAAATCTCACATTTTCTCCATTTCTTCTCCGAATCGTAATAATGGAGATTGTCGATATGTTTCGGTTTGGGAAAATACACTGAGTGTTTACTATTTATATCATCTGGATTGTAAAAAGTAGTCATATGTTAATAAAATGGTAATAGAATTTTAAATTGAAATTCTGGGAAAAAATCCGTGAAAAAGTAAATGCCATCCTATAAGGCTCGCAAGTATGATGAGTATGACCAAACCTATGCGAATGAGCTTAGGAAAGTGTTTAGTTCTTTGGACAAGACGTTGCAGGATAATTTCCAAGCCTTTACGGAGAATTTGATGAGCGATTCGCATATCAATCGCTATTGTCTTATCGGGGCAATCGAAGATTTCAACAGGTGCGGAAAATATGGCCAAATGAATAGCAGTTTCTCAGATCTTGCCTACAATTTCCGTCCGTATCAGGGATGGTAAATAGTTTTCTTATTCTTATAAAGAATAAGATTTTAGCCAAAAATGATTGCAAACAAAAGCACTAAAATTACAGCAATAAGCAGTCCTATACACCAATAATGTATATTCGGCTTATTCATAATGCTCTTAATTTTTTTCGTTGCCATTTGTAAACGGGTATCAGTTTGTTCAACTCCGGTATGAATTTCGTCAATAATTACATTTTGCTGGTCAAGTTCTGTTCCAATTTGTCCCGCCTGTCCTTTCAGTCTTTCCAAAGAATTTCCTATTTCGACTAGATGTTGATCGATTTCAGGTTCAAAAGAGTAACTCATTTGATATTATAGATGTGTAAGTTTTCTAATTCATTTTTATTCGTATTTTCCTCCTCCCAAGTATTCCAGCTCTTCTGCTTCCCCAGGTCTGTAAACTCCTTTGGGTAATCCTGAACAACGACCAACGTATTTATTCCACGCGCAAGGATAACGGCAAGACCGCTTATCCTTACCGTAACATTCTTGAGGAAGTTTTTCGTAAGGAATTTTTCTAATTTTGTATTGGTCTGTCCATTCCCTAATTACTTTACCTTTCTCTTCTTCTCTTTCTAACCATTTATTAAGAATTTCCACTTTAATATTTTCTTGGAAAGGACCCTTGCAGGTTGCAATAAAACGTTGCAGAGGAGATTTATCTGTTTCGCTAATGCCTTTCTTTTCGTAGTAGGTGTATTGCATTTCGGTCAAGTATTGTAATTTGCATTTAGAGTCTTCTCTTTCCTGTTCAGTATCGGCAAAAACTGCATCGTCAAATAAGTCATATTTAAGATAATCTATCGACACAATTATTTGCTTTCCGATACAAACATAAGGGGTGCAACTAGTTAAGTGAGTTATTTTGCATAATATTTGGTGCATATTATCTACTACAGCAAAAATAGTGTAGGTAGTATTGTTAAGTTCTCGATTAGGGTAAAACTGGGTTGTAATTTCAAGGTGGTCGTAAGATTTTAACAAAATATCAAAAAGTTCTTGTGTGTCTTCACGAGCAGTTTCTGAAAGAACAGAATAATATTCGCTATTTACGCGTTTGTCGCCGCCTGCAATTTCTATCAATGTATTGTAAGCGATGGATCCTGTAATCAACATTTTTTTCGAGCGAATAAATTTGTGAGTTTTTTCTAATAATTTGGCTAAGAGGGGGTCAAATGTCTTTTTTTCGTCGGTAAAAAGATTTTTAGAGCAGTGGAAAGACTTCTTAAGGGGATTAACCCATTTTTGTATTAATTTTTCGCGATTGGCTACTTTCGGCCATCTAGATGGGTTGGAATAAGGTTCGGAAAATTCTTTGTACATCGACTCGAGAAGTTTGAACGGGCTGACAACCTTAATTCCGTTGATAGTGGAAGTCTCAATCTTGTCAAATTCTTTTTGGGGCATATAAGTTATATCTGCGACAGGCCAAAGATCTACTATAACCTTGTAGGTGCCTTTATGAATTCCTGCGCGAGCCTCAACAAATTTGTAGCCTTTTTGGTGAAAACGGTCAGCTAAATCGGTGGCATCGTTCCAAGGATCTGGGCTGAAAAAATCGTAGTCTGGAATATCTTTGGGATTATAGAATTTGGCTTCTTTAGGTAAATAGGAATTAATGGCAATACCTCCATATACTTTTAATCCTTTTTCAGAAATAAAGTTTTTAACGATAGGATATTTTTTGGGATCGTCAACAGATACCTTTTCCCTTTCGGTAACAGATTTTTTCCTCAGTCTTTTAATTGAGTCTTCTTTCTTATTTTTGGCAGCTTCTTCTGCAATTTGAGTAATTATGTCTGTAAAATTTTTGGGAGGAGGCGGAATATCTTGAATATTAACTTTTTCTATATTAGTTTGTAGGGGATTAGTATTTTTTTGAGATGAGGGCATCCAACAAAAAAGATTCGGATTTCCCATGACCTCTTTCCATACATGATCTGTGCCACTCATTTATTTCATAGAAATCTTTTTGTAAATAAATGTTCGATAAACTTAAACAAATATGGAAAAAATACGGATTTGAAATTGCTGTCGGTATGTCAGTTTTAATCATATTAGTTCTAGCAATTTTTAGAATTGGCAAAAAAGGTACTTGGTCATCCACATATATGTCTCCGCCCAAACCGATACGTAAACCTCCCCAAGAAAGCAAAGGTGAAGTAGAATGTAGGCGAGTTCTCGAACAACATTTCTCAAGACCTTTCGCCAAGGCTAGACCAGATTTTTTGCGCAATCCGGTAACTAGCCAAGGAATGGACTCAAATAATCTTGAATTAGACTGTTACAATGCAGAACTGAAACTAGCAGTAGAATATAACGGAATACAACACTACAAATACATCCCTTATTTCCACAAGAATAAGGAGGCTTTCCAAAACCAAAAGTATCGAGACTATATGAAGAGAGAAATGTGTGAGAAAAACGGGATTACCCTTATTGAAGTTCCATATACGGTGAAAGTAGATGAAATCAAGTCTTTTCTGCTGAATAAACTTTCTTCTAATAAATGGACTCAGAAAATGCAATAATTCCTCTATGTCTGTATTCAAATGACACGAATAGCTATATCGGTCTGCCTGAAAAAGTTTATCAAGATGGAAAGGTTGGCTATAGCTGTCCAAGTCATCCATCAATGCAATTAGTGAGCGTATTCTATGCTATTAATCCGGATGTTAAGCCTAATCCTACCTATAGCGACTTATTATGTGTTAAAAATGTTAATGGACAAACCATTGAGATTAGCAATCTATATGACCCTTTCAACATGGACATAAAGTGTACAAGATTTCTTGCTTGGTTGGAGCAAACTCCAGGTACAATTAGATTACATATTAGTAGCAAAGGAGATAATATACATATCTCTTTGGATGGAAAATCTCCCGCAGGTTATCAACCTTACAAAATACCGAATATTCATGTTTTAGCTCCTTCCGATAAATTTACTTTTTCAAATTCGTATGGAAAATGCGTTCCCGATCCTCAAGGTAGTCTTAGTTTAGATCAATGTATTGTCCTGTATAATAAAAATATTACTAGACCTGAATATATTGGTAAATATCCGAATATTCTAACTTATTTACGGGCAAGATATGGTGAAGAAAGACAAAGCAAAATTTTCCCAATTATTTGTATTGTGGGCGCTATTATTTTGCTGATTTGTATTTTAATATTATTACACTCCGCTTTGAAAAATATTCCTAGAAAATAAATATGCAAGTGGCAAACAAAATTGTTAGAACAATTAACAGTATGCCTATTATGAATAATTCAGTGATAGTTTATGATATTGATGATACCTTAATAAGAAGTTCAGATGGAAATCCAATTATTCCAATTGTAAATACGTACCATTATGCTAGAAACGCGGGATTGATACCTGTCATAATTACTGCTAGGCCGGGCTTTGATCAAAATATCGAACGGACAAAAGAGCAGTTGCACAGTTTTGGTATTACGGATTACAAATATACGTATTTCCGTCCAGAAAATAAGGAAGACCAAGCGCATTTTAAGTTACTATCGCGTAAGAATTTGCACGATAGGGGCTATCAGGTAGCGATATCTATAGGGGATATGCCTTGGGATATTGGCCAATATGGCGGTGTAGGATTTAGGGTGTAAAATTGAAAAAAGTATTTTGTTTCCCGTTTCGAAACAAAATGGGAAATTGTTGTCAGAGCGTAGGGAGTATTTTTCACGATGTTACTCAAGATCATTTTTTCCACATGATGGAAACTGGATGTGTTAGTGAAGATTGTCAGTTAGTTTTGGCTATTGATGCAACAGGATCTAACGATCGAACACGTTTTGGAGGCGCGGTAAACTATCACGACATTAGCAGTCCGAAAAAGAATATTTATGAGAGTGTTATCGATATCGCTGTAACACTTTTCAAACAGGATCGTGATGGAACGATTCCACTGTTCTTTTTTGGCTCTACGGAAGCGAATAACGATATTAATCATCCGGGAGTTCTTTTTGCAGGAGAATATCAGGTCAAGGGCGGAGATCCTGGTGCTCTTTTGGCAGGATACCGCCAAAATATTGCATGTCAGATTCTTGACGGGCCGACAGATTTTCGTCAAATCTTTAGCGTTGTAGCGAATGAGGTTAGAAAAACAAAGCAGTATACAGTTCTAATTATTATTTCTGACGGAGGAGTTAACGTAGACATTGAAGGGCATCTGAGGAGTTTGCGACAAATTAGCGACTTGCCACTAGCTATTACGTGTATTGGTATTGGCAATGGGGATTTTACAACGATGCAAAAGTTTGATGATGCGGAGGGGCGTGTTTTGGACAATTTCCAGTTCACTAATATGGCAGATGTCTGCAGTGTAGAAAATCTTTACAAGATGAGGGAATACTTTTTCTATCATGCCTTCATGGAGGTACCAATCCATCACAAACTCTGTCGGGAAAAACTACATTACGAGCCGACCGCTCAAATTGTACATGTAAGGAGAAATCGTTCGGTGTATCTTCCTGCAATTGTAGAGCAACCGGGAGAAGGAGATACGCATTAAGATATTTATACATAAATGTATAAATTAGAGTACCTGTCTTCGCCAGTCCGAAAACCACTTGGCCGCCGCTGCAGAGGACAATAGTTTGTTCGCAATTTTTTCAACCTCGTCGCTAATTTCCAGATCGTGCTCATAAACTTTTCGCGAAAGACACTGTGAACTTTCATCAATATACATTGGTTTTAATACGAGCAAAATATCTTGAATTTTGTAGGAAAATTCTCTAATCTGTTCTTGATTACATTCGCTTTCCTTATCTTCATAATCTAGGCTAGTTGCCAGTTCGATAATCAACCTTTTAATGTCATCAACCATTGCACGTTTGTTGATATATTTTGATCTCCCGAGGCAAAAATTTTGCACCAGTTGTTCGGCTTCTTTTTCTGCTTGCATTCCACTGTATGGTGGTAAGATGATTTCTGAAATCATTTTTAAAATCTTGATCTCAATAAAATGAGTTGTACGCCGAAACAAGCACAACAAGCGCAAACTAATTGTAGTAATAATATGGGACAGCCAGCTATGTGGGCTAAGGATTCAGATGGCTGTTGCAAACTTTACGATACGGGCGGAGGTCCGGATAATGTTTATAATTATCCTGATAAGTCAAGTTGTTTAACCGGTCAGTCTAGTGGGGAGCAGTTAAACTATCCTTGTACATCTGATGATGTCGGTTCCGGTATACCGGCATCGTGCTATAATTCCTGTGAAAACTTTGTTTACGCACCAGTTTATCCTTGGGCAAGGCCAAGCGCTTACGATACTTTGAATCAAACTTGGAGCCCTCAAAAGCCTTATCAGTTATAATTATTGTTAACATTTCGACGAATGTTAACAAAGATTTTTAAGTTTGTCTCAGTACATGTGAAAATAGCACCTTGTTTTCAACAGAAATAAATTCTATCTTCAGGCTATCTTCCGTAATATTATAAGATACGAAACCGAAATCGCTATTCTGGTAAAGTGTTCCCTCAATCGGCTTTTCAGCAATATTATCTAACGAAGTGCCTCCAGAACCCGCCACGACAATTGCAGTTTTTTCAGTCTGAATAAACTGTTGGTTATGTTCATCAGCACAGATATAGAGTTGAGGTTGCATTTTTTCTATTAAATCGGCTAATTTTTTTCTCATAACAGGATGTTTATCTTTCTTATGTCCGTTAGCCAAATACGGAATATGTCCAATAACAATATTCCATTCTCCTATTCTAGAAACCGATAGAGCCCATTCTATCTGTCTATTAATCTGTTGTTCGGTAAAAGGCATCTGTAAGCATGATACTGGCTCATCTTCAAACATGTTTGTGTCGAGGATAATTACGTTGATTTTAAAATTTTGCAGAGTGTAAAGCACGTTGTAGTATAAACTAGGAATAATCCATCCGGGATAATTATACTGTGTATTAAGTATCTGACAGCTTTCAATGTCGTGATTACCGATAGCTAAAAAGTATCTATCCACTTTAGCTTGAGCAAAACATTTTTCAAAGCCTTCTGAGATTTGTAGTTCAATATTGAAATTTTGCAAAGGGTCTACTTCGCTTCCGGTAAGATTCCTAACTAGTTCTTGTTTCTTTTTAAGCATATCTGCTACTGCAATTTCGTTGCTAGCAGATACGCCTAATTGATAGACATTGTCGCCGGCTAGATACATATCGGTAACTCTGTTACTGGCTACATAGTCTATTAGAGCACGTGCAACTCTTTTTTGCCCTCGTACAACTTTGAGGGGTTCTACTTTACCCTTTTTGTATTTGGTAACAATATAGTCTCCATCGTTACAATAAACTCCCCAACAGCCGACAGCAACCATCTGGAGACTGTTTTGGCTTTTAACGTCGATGTCAACTTGTTGATTCCGTAGACAATTTTCATAAACTGTACAATCCATAATCATTTATATATTTTAAAAATATTTTCTGAGGGTGAAAATATTTATTTAAATGTCAGTTTAGGAAGAATTTGTGCAATCATTGTACGTTTAAGGTGTTCCTGTACATAATGACTTTGGAATACGGTAATCGCAACAGATTTTCCGCAAATCTTGCAATCTGTGTGTAAAAGTTCTGCAGACTTGACACAATAGTATTTTTCATGTAGAGGAAGATCTTCCCTTGCTAGAATTGCCTTGCATTTACATTCTACAGGATGTTTAGAACAGATTTGACTATGATTAAGAAAATCACGATAAACAACCTGTTCTTTGCACATTCTACATTCAATGAAGAAGCATGGGCAATTTTGTGTTAAATGAGAATGATATTTGTTAAATGACATTTTTTCTTGGCATTTTCCACAATTGATTGTTTCGTTATCTAATTCTCTTTTCATACGCTTGTCGGGATAATAACTACAACTTGAACGACATATAGGGCATGAAAATGGTTCATTATATTCGCCTATACGAATAGGGTTGCCTAACATTCCTTTAATTTTTGTTATGCAACACATGCAGACATTGTGTCCACAAGGGACAAGTTGCATTGAATCTTCTATTTCGTAGCAAATCGGACATTTATATTTTTCAGAAACATCTACTTGTAGCGATACCATCGAATCTTATTTCGTTTCTCGAAATAAGTTAAAAATCATTTTTTACTTATCACGTCTCTTCGCTTTCGCCTTTGCGAATCTAGGAATTTCTATTTTTGGGGGTTTTTTCGATACTACATCAGGCATCTTACCCTTTTTCTTTTCGGGTTTCGGTTTTTCGTCTTCCTCCTCTTCAGATTCGGATTCGCTCTCAGATTCAGTTTCCGATTCGGTATCGGAGCTAGTTTCCGATTCGCTGCACTGAGAATGAGAAGCAAGATCTTCAGGATCTACATCTTCCCCATCGATAAAGTCCTCAATCTTTCCGTATCCAAGAACATTGAAAGCCTTGGTCATTTTCTTCTCGTTGCTATGGTGATCCTTAAAGCCGAGATCAATCTTCTTTAATTTTCCGTCAAATTTACGGTGGAAAGAATAGTGATTTAGGTCGACTTTAGTCATTTCTTTGGCAGTACGTTCGCAAACGAGATAATCGGTTTCCAGATCAAAAGTGCTTAAATCGTCAAGAATATACCAGTCGACCTGAGCGAGTTGTTTACCTAGATGAGTAAGGGCTTCTTCATTACCCTGATATTTGATAAAGTAGAGCCAGCTTTCGGATTCTTCTCCACTAGTTTCTTGCAGAATGGCATAGGTTTTAACCTCGGCTTGACCAGTAGTTTCTAAGGTAACTGGTTCTTCCTTCTTCTCGGTAGGTGTAGACATTTACCCTCAGAAACCCACTTTTTAAATCGGTTCATTTAGTTCGTTATCCTGTTCAGAGTTTTCTTCTTTGGGTTTTTCGGTGTTAAATGAAGACATATCTAACTGGTCGTAACGGCGTAAATTGCAGATAAAATTAATATCGGCTGGCATCAGTTTAACACGGCCACTATGGATGGCGGCAGAATTGGCATCGCGTAGGAAATCGACCACAAATTGTTCGACATAGTACTGCAGAACAATGAAAACATCCTTAGAAATTTTCATGCCACTATTGTAGCTATTTACAATATTACGAATAAATCTTTCAAATGGAAACTTTGCAAAAGTTAAACAATTACTAATTTTTTGAAATTTACGAATTTCTCTTAAACATACTGTACCAGGTCTGAAACGATGACTTTTCTTTTCTTCTAGTTCAGTTTCCTTATTCTTGCGCTTCTTGCGAGGTTTTTTATTTAGGAGAGCCTCGTGTATTTGGGGAAGAACTCCTCCTCCAACAAAGCTGAGATTACATCTATCAAATAATTTTGTCAGCTCTTTATCTGTACGTATAGTTAGTTCTAGGTCGCGAATGGTAATACGTACCCTGTTATTTTCTTTGGCCATTCTGGTAGCATTTGCAAGAATATCAGTAACAAGATGTTCCAAAACTGCTGCGAGATAGACTGGCGCACTTTTTGTGACCATGATCTTGGAAAAGCCGAAATTACGTAGGAATTTTTCCGCAATAGAAGGAGGGAAAAGAATACCAGCCTTATCCTGTCGAGAACTATGTTTAGCTTCATCTGTCTTAAATTTAACTAATCCTTCTTCGGCTTGTTTACTAGCTGTTTCAATCAAACTTCCAGAAAACACAATTTTAACTGCATTAGAAACTTCTTTTTCTGACATTGTTTTCTTTTTCGATACGATTGTTAAGTGAGTTGCTGTTGAGGATAAAATTTTTGCAATGATACATATAGCGCTATTCAGTTGTTGTTTAGCATTGGCAGTAATGCCATGATCGTCAGAAACGTTTTTGAGCACTTTAGAAATGTAAGTTTCAAAATATCTAGTCTTTTTCCTCTTATTTTTAGCGGTTTCATCATTGTCTTTATTTTCAACTTCAGGAGCATTTTCAGCATCTTGTTTATTGTCCTCCGTGTTAAAAATTGGCTGTTCTTCCATTTTGTTTACAAACCCGGACTAATTTTTTAAATAGAATGATTAAACCATTTAAAAAATTCTGAGAGTCTTTCTAAAATGGAAATGACAAGACCTTCCATCACACGTCTTGCCCGACGTGCAGGAGTGAAAAGTATCTCTGAAGAATGCTTTACTAATATTAGAGCTTTAGTTAGCCAGCATTTACATATGATTATACAAAATGCGTTGGTAATAAATTCTGAACATCAAACGAAAACTCTCATGCCTGAAGATATATATGAAGCTTTGGCTATGATGGGAGAAAATCTCGCTCAATCTCACGAATTAGGAACAACGACGATAAGCAAGTGATTTTATGTACATAAAATACATAAAATATATATTTGGTGAACCGCCATATTAATGATATACCTCAAAACTTACGGAAATCCTAGTCAGGCTCATCATCATCACTATGATGGGGAATATGCTACTAGAATAAAAGTAAATCTTTATAACACAATTAAGGGAAGGCTGTAACCTGCACAGCGTTAGAAGCCTGAGACAAGTTCATCTTCATCTGAGGAGTCATGTTGACATTGGGATTGTTAGCCATATCTGTACCACCGAAAGTAGTACGAGCACCACCAGAAGAATCCACCAACAACTGCATAAGCTTGGAGGTAGATTCGCCATCTCCATTCAGCACGTTCATAGCGCCCTGCTGAAGATCGGTATTAATTCTGGGGTAAACGGAGAACCAACCGGCTTGGCAAGGAGTAATCGCCAAATCGCCACGAATAGGGTCTCCTTGTGCTCGGAGACGTCCGCTCATCTGCACGTTCATCAGACGATTCATCACAACGAATTGTTCAGAATTACCGAAAGCGTCCATCGTAGACATGGTGCCGACAGGCAGAGAAGCAGCAGTAGGATTCTCAACACAAGGCTGGGAAACTACCGGTGCGGGTTTGCCATCGTAGGTAAGACCATTGTAAACATCCGCATAATTGCCATTAGTATAACCTACGGGAAGCTCATAACCTCCGGCAACTTTGTGTCCCATGCCATAACCTCCCTTACCACAGGAAAGGCCATCGCTGGCACCACACTGACCGGTACCGCAGCTATAGTCTTCGCGGGTAGCGGAGGGAACAGCGGGAGCAGAACGCTGAGTAGGAACGTAATTTTCCTTAGCCATGTCTCCAAAAGTCAGCGGAGCACAAGGGGCAGCAAGATTTTCCCGGTCGGGCATATTGTAGCGAATATTAGCTCCGTACTGGACATTGCTGAAGCGAGGGGACAGAAGAGCCTGATAGCTGGGAACAGAGACAAACTTGCCACTGCCGCGCATATTCATGCTACCGGGGTCGAAATAATTACCGCTAAAGGCAGTAGTAGCACCGTTCGGCGCAACTGTGTAAGGCTGACCGGTGACCGTCATGGAAGGAATACCCATCCAATTTTCTACGACAGGTTGTCCACCAAAATCGAAATTACAAATAGCTAAAATTGCCAAGACAATTCCAACAAGTGTGAATAGAAATTTTCCACTGAACATTTATTATTAGAAAAAGAAAATTTTTTACGATATTGTATTATCGCAAAAATTCATTGTCCAAAAAATCAGGACAACACTATATCTAAATACAACTTAAAAATTAAGAACTTTTGCCCTTAATTTTACCAACTCCACGGAATATCGCTATCTGGGCGGAATGCTCCCGCTTCGTGCCAAATAATCGGAGGATCAAAAGATAACGCATTTAATTCCCCTTTTCTCACCCCCTTATCACCATTTGGTCAATATGATTACTGACCTTGCCACTAAAAAATTTCAACGCCTTTTTCGCTCCCTTGAGAGAATAAGCGTATGCCCATGTTCCTCCGGGAGAAATAGGCTTGGAAATATACTTACCCCATTGAAGTTCCTCCATGTCTTCAGGATACCCAATTACTCGGAGATCATCCGGATGCTGTACATACCAATTATATTCCTCCTTATCAACTATGGACAAAGATGTCATATGTGGAGTTTTGGCTGTCTTTTTCTCGCTCAAACCCTTATATCCGCACGTATTTCCACAACCGAGATAAAGCAAATCCCAGTCTTCATCTCCAAGCTCGTCAATCCCGCGGTCAAAACGGGCAAGCATACGCGGATCAAACACAATATCGTCTTCACATATTAACATCCGTTTCCATTTATTCTTTACCTGCATTTTCAATAGTTGAATTGTACCAATAACTAAAGATGCTGTTGGAGGTTTGACCGAACGGGCAATTTTCAGCTTGTACTTTTTCTCCAATTCTTTTTTCTTGGCAGCACAGGTACCTTTGGTACATCTTCCATCCACGGCGTCGAACCGCTGGTACTTGACTTTTTTGCGCAAAAATTGTTTGGTGACTTTTTGGAAGCGTTCTTCCTTGTCTCGTAAATTAATAATAAAAATTCTGGAAAAATATTTGTTAATGCTTAGCGAACGGTCTCCAGCAAACTTTTGCGGTGGTAGCTTTCCCCTAGGAGAAGATTTAGAAGATTTTTTCGAACCCAGAATCGATACTAATTCCTGCTTTCGCATCGACGAGTAGCCATGGATTCCTTTACTCTTAGCCTCTTTCTTCAGTTCTGCAACTGTTTTATTTTCTAGGCGACTCATTTATTCAAAGGAAAAAATATTTTATCGACCTAAATAACACTGCCGGCAAACGGGAATGTATGCTTCCTTACCCCCGATTAAAATTTCGGATTCTTCCAAAACAGTCCTCTTCGTGAAATGTGCTGCCCTCATCACTCCCTTTTTAACACATTGGGAACAAAATGGAGTTAATTTTGTCACATTGTCAGCATACGGTATCAAATCATTAATTTGTCCGAATGGGTGTCTGCGAAAGTCACCATTAAGTCCTGCAACAATAACAATCTTGCCTAAATTATCCACCCAATTCAGTACCGTATCTTTCAGATCGGCAAAAAATTGCCCCTCATCTACGGCAACAACATTATACTGAACTACACTTTGTTCAGATAAGTTTTTACATTTAATAGCATCAAAAGGTATGCTTCCAATCGTTTCGTTATGGGTTGAAAATGCTTTATCAGAACGGGTATCGATATTCGCATTAATATAAAGAACTTTCAAACCGATATCGTGATATATAATCAGTCTGCGAATTACTTCAGTAGTCTTGTTGGCATACATCGGACCAAAAATAATATCTAAAGAAGCAGTGCTTGGTAAACTCATTTATAGTATTTAAAATTGCTTTAATATTTTTTCATTTTTGCTATTTAAACTTACATGTCTTTGAATAAAATGTGCGGAATCCTTGCAGTATTGTGTAACTCTTTGCCAAAACAGCTGCAGCAAATTCTTCTTTCCGGAAAATATCTTTCCACAAGAGGACCTGACAGTTGTCTATCTATAGTTAAATCAAACGGTATTTATATTTTCCACCGCCTATCCATTAACGACACTTCCAGCGATGGTAACCAACCAATGACTTCGGGAGAAATTTTAATGATGTGCAACGGAGAAATTTACAACCACCTTGAACTAGAAAAAGAATTTGATCTAAAATGCAAATCAAAAAGCGATTGTGAGGTTATATTAAGATTGTATGAAAAAATTGGATTTGAAGAAACTGTTAAACGTTTGTACGGCGTTTTTGCAATCGTTCTTGTAGACGGAAATAATGTTTACATGGCCAGAGACAGAATCGGTGTAAGACCCTTGTATTTTGGCTTAACAGAAGAAAAATATCTTGCAGTCTCATCTGTCCCAAATACTTTGGTAGAATTTTGCACCATGGTAACTGCCTTCCCTCCTGGTATTATCGCGGTCCACGATAAATCTGCTAAAGCACTTGGGGATGGAAAATTGCAGGTAATGAAATACTTATATCATGATAGGGTTGATTTGGCTCCAACCAGGCTTGACGACGGTACTCAAGCTTTACATGACAGCTTGGTTAATGCCGTAAAGTTAAGATTAATGTCGGATCGCCCAATGGGTTGTTTATTGTCGGGTGGACTTGACAGTAGCTTGGTTACATCTATTCTTAGGTGGGAAAAATGTTAGAACCTACTCTATCGGAATGGAAGGATCAACAGATCTTTATTACGCTAGAAAAGTTGCTGATGCCCTCGGCACCGAACATCACGAAGTCCTTTTCACGCCTCAAGAAGGTTTTGCTGTAATTCCTGAAGTAATTCGCACTCTAGCTAGTTATGATATTACCACGATTAGGGCCAGTGTAGGGATGTATTTAATCGCCAAATATATTTCTCAAAAATCCCAAGACAAAGTTATTTTCTCCGGAGAAGGATCTGATGAAGTTTTAGAAGGCTATCTTTATTTCCATAATGCACCAACTCCACAAGCCGGAGAAGAGGAAAGTCTTCGCTTGATCAGAAATTTGCATCTTTACGATGTTCTTAGAGCAGATCGTTGCATATCTGTACATGGATTAGAACCGAGAGTTCCTTTCCTCGATAGAAAATTTGTCGATACAACTCTTGCCCTTTCTGCATCTCAGAAAAAGCCTCAACATGGATTTGAAAAATACGTACTTCGTAAAGCTTTTCAAGGATACTTACCCGACGAAGTTCTTTGGCGACGCAAAGAAGGTTTTTCAGACGGAGTTTCTAGTGTAAAGAAATCTTGGTATCACCAGATTCAAGAAATGGTTGAACCGCTAATTCCCGATTATATGTTTAACAAGGCTTTTCCTAGTAAGGAAGCAATGTATTACAAGATGATTTTCGACAATATTTTCCCTCGTTATTCCAATTTTAGGGTTGAATACTGGATGCCTAAATGGACTGACAGCAAAGATCCTTCTGGTAGACTGATTCAAGTTTACGATGAGAAGTCTGTCGAAACAAATTGAAAAATTAACTCTGTAAAAAAAGTAAGAAAATGCAATCAATCACCATTTACACATGGGGAAATCAAGTGCGTAAATCTCCTCCACCGGACTCTCAGCATAATTTTTGCGTGACAGGAATATCTTCCTACAAACCGAAAGGAGTTGACCTAAGAAAGGTTGATGGACGGGACGCAAAACTACAGGAAAAGCTGCAAAGACAGCCTAAATTCTATCTATACTTCCAAACTATCGTGAACAAGATTGTTACAGAAAAATTGTCCAAAGTTGCAATCAACTGCCACAAAGGACGCCATCGTAGCGTTGGAACTGCAGAACTAGTTGCTGCCGAACTACGCCAAAGGGGATACGAAGTTATACTGCGTCATCTTGAACTGTAAATTGAAAATAAAGTTTTAAAAGTAAAACTTTTAAAATGGTTTGTAAACAGACATACTATCTTGGATTTCAAACTTTTGACCAGTGGAAAAGGACAGCAAGACCCGAAAATACAGAAGAAACAATTTCGCAATCTATTTGGATATACAAAGATGAAAATATCCAAGAAATTATTGATAGGCTATGTGTGGTAATGCATTTCTCAGACCAATGTAGACTGAAAATTTCTACATGGCTAGGTAAAGGTGAAATGGTGTCTGTTTTTTGTCCAGTTGTACCTAAACTAGATGAACCAGCCGAAAACGATATTTATCGATGGGTTTTTGTCCCACAAGATAACCTTCCAAATACACACGTGGTAAATTTGTTCGGATACGACCCAGACGGAAAGGGTAACCGTTACCGCTTTGACGGCATTGCAGATTAATCAGACTTATCGTATGTCCAATGAGTCCATTCAATTTCCCAGTTTTCCGGAATAATCGGGGCGGTAGATATTTTTATTGCACTTAACAACTGGTGTGCACTTTTTTCAAGTGGATACGGCCTACATACAAAATCGATAGAAACTTCGAAAAGACCACCATCTCCAATTACATACATATTGAATTTTTCGGAAAGAAGAGGTTTTAAACAGTTTTTAACCCATTGTGAAATCTCTTCATCCTGAAAAGTTGATATTGTAATAGTAAATACATTCACAACTGTTAGCATAGTTATAACTTTAATTTAATTTTCTTAAATTAAAGCTGGAAAGGCTTTTGAGACGACCAAGTTCTGTCCAAATCTAGATAAGCAGTCGGACGAGTCCATGGAGCATTCACATAGGATTCTGAAGAAGGGCAAGTAGTATTATAAGGACAAGTTGAACCGGGTGACATGCATATCGGAACCTGTGTACTTCCCCTTTGCGAATAACTTGGCCCTTCAGGACATCCGGAAAAAAATAATCCTTGGTTATTTACACATTCGGATGCATTAGGATTAACCATTTGTTGAACAGCTTGGCAACCACCATTTTGAAATGCTTGAGTAACTCCTGACCAATTGTTAAGAAGAGTATCCAATATTTGGTCTCCATTAGACGAATCAATATTTTGGGAATTTATGCAGGTATTAAGTATATAACAGTTGTTATGAAAAAGTTTTCAAAAATTTGGCTGAATTCTAATAGATCTTGTGAATATTTTAACGGATAAATAAGACATGATACCGTAATAAGTTACCGTTGTTAAGATTGCTCCAGCAAAGATTACATTATGGTTATTTAGTTTACCGCTATATAGATATACTTGTAAAAAGATAAAAATTATGCAAGAATATATATTGCCGAAAAGAATAGCATATGCCTTGAATATTTTACCACACGCGGTATCTTGATAACGAAAGGAAAGAAATGACGATGCGACATTAAATATCCATAATGAAGGAAACCCTATACAAATGTGAATTATGTTGTTATAGTTTTGCTCCGTTGGCGAAAGCATTGCAGCCCCGCTAATAAAAAGGACAAATGAGGTAATAATTCCAATATAAAATAGTACTAATATCATCGCATCGCATACAGAAAAATTAGGTACTATTACCAAGTTATTTCTGCAATATGGACAACTAACGCCTCCATTTTGCCGAAATTCCTCCCAACAATTTGAATGGAAATATATTGCACATTCACATGAAAAATCTCTATTTTTTCGGATAAGTTCTTCCCCTTCCGCATTCAAACAAATAACACAAACGGAATCTTCAGTCTGAATAGACACCATTTTAAATTTCAAGCTTTTCTAGCTTGCAATTTCATTTTAGATTTACTGTAAGCCCTGTCCAAGAGGAACATAATTTATGTTACTACTCGAGTTGTAGGGGTTAAAATTTAACTGGGCAAATGGGCCATTTCCGTTAATATTTGGACCATTGGATGCGTTGAAATTGATCCCTCCCGAACCGCAATAATTTTCCCTTACATTCTGATAGCATGGGCATCCTCTCGGACATCCGCAACCGACTCTGCAATCCCCACCGCAACCACAGGGACATCTGTAATTTTCAACCTGATCCCCACAGCGGTTGAATTCTTTCAGCATTACTCTGTCCATAACCGAACGAGGATAAATCATGCCATCCGGTCCAACATAACCTTCCCTAGAACAAGAGAATTCGCTAAGCATTTGTCTATCTCTGCCAGAACGTTCCTCAATATTTGAGCCAAGAACAACCGTGCCGTTGCCAATTATATTATCTCCCATTTGATTGGGTCTTTTACAGCTGAAATTTTGCAACATTTGCATATCCCGTAAGGTTCTTCCATCTGGAGTGCTGATAACACCAATAGTATTTATATCCATTTTATTTAAGGGAATATTTTTTCACCATTCTATTTTTGCGGGACCAAGAAAATTGTTCACTTCCTTAAATACTCCCGAACCGACAAAAGCCGGATAAGTCCGAAAAGGCCGATAAGCAGAAAGAGGCGACGGATGAGATGTAATAAAGGCCTTATGACCATTCTTTCCCGCAAGATAGCTAAAATCTGCAGCATGTTTACCCATTAATAGCCATGCAACATTGTTTGTATTTTCGGAAACGTAACGGAGAAGCATTTCTGTAAAGGGATACCAAAATTCGAGATGAGATTCTGGATTGCCTTTTTCTACGGTTAATGCAGTATTAATCATTAAGCATCCTTGATTTAGCCAGTGCATTAAACTTCCTGTTTTCTTCGGATGATATCCTTCCCTTTCCAATTCGGTATAAATATTCAGTAGAGAAGGATTCATTTTGGCTCCAGGATGAATAGAAAAACAGATTCCGACTGCATTGCCACAATGATAGGGGTCTTGACCAATAATGATAACTCTAATATTTTTAAAAGGTAAATTAAATGCTCGAAAAACTCTGTAAATTGGCGGATACACAATGCATTCTTCGGTTCGTTGGGAAATTTCGTTAGATATTTTTTCGAGTATTTTTTGGACCTCTTCACTCTGGAAAAATTTTGACCAAGAACGAGGCAAATTGCCTTCTTTAACGTATTGCCAAAGAGTCATGTTTTTCCAGCTCCATTCTTCGTCGATTATTTTAGCCATGATTTATTTTTGTTTCGGTTTTGATTTAAGTTTCATTTTTCGTTTATGTTCAGGGGGAGAATATATGGTGTATAATTTAAGAGGTTTTTTCCCAGTATTGATGATATTATGCTTCTTACCAGGTGGGATAAGGATTGCA